GAAAAGAACTGCTGATTGCTTTCTTCAATCTTCAGAATGTTCTGATACTGTGCATCTGTAAGACCTGTTTTAGAAATATGTCCCATATTAGAATGTAGTTATATATCTACGACCCCTTCTAAGACGAGGGTAGTTCGCGTAGCGTGAGTACTTTTTAAGTGCCTCACTTGGGTTGTTGGAGTCATAGTTCTTCTTTGCTTCCAGATATAGTGCTCTGAAGTATGCAGTGTCATCCTTCTCTTTAAGCTCCTGTGCGGCCATTTCAGACGCTTTATAACCCAATATTTCTAACTCATCAGTGTCAGCGAATACGTTATCGGTAGTTGCAGTGGACTCCTCTATGTAGGTTCCTCCTGAGTTCTGCCATCCGAACTTTGAGTAGTACACCGTGTCGTAGATTTCACCTACCCTCGAAATGATGGCATCAATTCTCCAGTCGGTGTCTGCGGCGAGAGAGGTTGACTTGGTTACTGTGAACAAAAGAAAATCAATTTGAGCAGGATTTACTGTTCCCGTCTCCGTGGCTCCGTTCCAATCAAACCTTATAAGGTTCCATCCATCGTGGAATGTGTTGCCTTCGTTATTTACAGTCACCGTTCGTTCCCAATAGACGGAAGCACTATTACCCCACCTTAGAATGAAGTTAGTTACGGTGTCTCCCTGTGCGTCGGAGTAGTCAGGGATGAACACCCACACGAAGATTGAACTCTTCTCATCATGCTCGGTAAGATCAACATCTGTAATATCTGTAAAGGTCACAGCTCCTGTTGTTGCCCCTGCTGCCATATCAAAGTTTATAGCAGAACCTCCTGAAATATAGTTATCCGTATCAATCGTTAAGTTGGAAGCATCTGCTGAAGCTGTTACTGTTCCGTTGGTAGTGAGAGAGTTACATTCATGTAAAGTTGTCTTTCGAGTTCCTTTCGTACCGTCGATTCTTAGAAGCGAAGAACCATTCTCATCTCGTAAGGCTATCTTGTATTGGACTATCCCTTTATAGCGGTCAAAGTCAACATCATCTACAAGCGCCCAGCGTTCAAAGGTTGGGCGTTTGACCTGTCTGCGGATGTCAATAATCTTCTCCCCTTTTAAGTCTGATGGGGCAGTGTATTCGTATATATCATTGAAAAGATTGGGTGAAAGAGCTGCACTTCTCTTCGTGGAACGGAAGTCAATCTCACCGAGACATTGACGAACCGCACGGTTCACGATGACCTGACGATCATTCACTTGAGCGAACTTTTGGTGCGTGTTCCCGTCTATCAGTTCGTATAAGTCACTTTGTTGGTAAGTAGAAAATCCAGCCATAGTATTTCATTATAACATTATTATCGAGATTCGATTTGATTATTAACTTTCCACTTTGAGATTATCTCATCAATCTCTACACTGAACCCTCTCAGCTCAATCTTGAGTTGGACAAACTCTCCATGTTTTGGTGCAGTATAGGCAACCCATTGATTCCCAACACTTGTAGAACTGATTGAAGTTTCACTGTCCCAGTTCTCAAAGCGTGCGATGAACGTGTCAGTCGAAGATGTAGGAGCCGCCTCGTCAATCGTTACAGTTATCGTCGCAGAACCATCAGGTGTAGCTGAAACTGCGGAGATGTTAAACGAACACCCTCCGTTATCCCCAGTAAGAACTTCAACTTCATCACCCACCGCAACACCTGTGGGGACTATACAAGTGAATGTTGTAGTACTTACCCATGTTGCCTGTGCTTGAAGTGGGGACTCGTCACTTGCATCAGCGTCTCTTAACGGTTCCCTTACACGAGACTTAACAATAATCCTATTACCAGAGTCTACGAACCTTTTGAATATAAGCCATAGTCCTTCCCACATTGCATCTATTTCTTGTACGGGCAGGTATGGAGTAATGAAATATCCCCTGTTCCTTCCTGCGCTACTTGACTGGTCACTTGAGAATATCTCCTGATAAATCCCCGTTTGACTTGATGAGTTCCACGCTGCACCACCTACAGGAACACTTGCACTTGCAACAATTCTTGGGACATTGCCAGTGACTTGTCGTATAACTGCACCTGGAGTAGTGACAGGAGAACATCCAAAGTTTACATCCGTTCCTGCTGTGGCATGTTCACCCAATCCCATACTGTGATACAGGTTGTTGTTGACTACATTAAAAATCCATACTCCTGAGCGCATCCTATGAGAGCCACCTGTAAGGTCAGAACTCCCTGTTCTTATTGGTGCGCCGACATTGATGTAGACAACATCCCCATCAATCCAACTACCATAAGGAAGTATAGTGTTCTCTGCCGTGAGTGAAGAGCTGAATACCTGCCTGTCTTCTGTCATGGGGAACTCTTGTGTTTTTGTGAATCCACCACCTGTGTATTTATATATATATCCCAGTTCAGTAATGTAAAACGGAATACCATTTCTCAACCATCCCGTAAGAGGGAAAGAACCTTGTAGTTCGTATTCAAAGTTATAAGTCAGTGAGAAACCATCCCATTCAATTATCTTTGAAGGTTGACCGACATCTCCTTGTAAGGCAATCCAAAACCTGTCTGCCGAAGCCATTATAAGCCTTATTGTGTATCCTGCGGGGAAAAGCAGTCTTGAAGCGGATACCACGTCATCCTTGTCAATTGTGTGTATCGCAGCTCGTGTAGTTGTAGTTGAGGTTACGATATCTCCTATAGCAAGAAGTCTTTGAAGTCGTGCGATTGGGTGAAAGTCAGAAGATGCTAATGCGGTTTGTGATAATGTTCCTTGCCACCACGAAGCAGTCCATACGTTAGCGGAACCTGATCTGTTCAGAAGACCTATATCAGTTGCCCTTGTACACACCAATCTCTGTTCGCCATTTACTGCCTCGTGTATCTCCATGTCTCTTGGATCATTGAAAGTATTAGTTAGATCATCAGTAACCCATGTTCCTCCTATAATGGAAGAGTTACCGTTCCGTAGAAGGTCAGTTCCATGTACAATCCCGAACCATTGGTCTGTTGTAGACGCATCGGTACGCATGAATTTAAACACATTGCCGAGTCCAGAGGCAAATCTACGAAACTTATTAGCCAGAACCAATCTCCCAGGTTCACGCTCCAAGTCAATGTTGAAGGTTTGCCACAGGTCGCCAAAGTACTTACCAGGATAAATACCTCGCCATTGTTTCGGATTTCTTGGTATTGATTGTGAAGACATATTATCTTAAAACTGAAATTCTTACTTCGCCTCTTGCCCCATTACCACCAGTTTTGCTTGGAGTGCTTTGCCGTCCCGCCCCTCCACCTCCACCGCCAGGAGCAGTACCAGCTGTACCATTTGCGTTGCCTCCACCCGCACCCCCATTACCTCCATAGATAAAAGATGTTCCTCCTACAGAACTCGTAGCCTCAGAACCACCTCCTCCACCTCCACCTCCGTATAAAGAATCTTTCCCAGCTCGTGGTGTTGTTCCGCTAGCTTGACCTCCTCCACCACCTCCTCCATAACCCGACCTCCCATTACTTGAGCTATTTCCATCATTTCCTCCACCTCCTCCCAATGAACTACTGGTATTTGCAGCACCCCCAACAGGTTCACCACCCACTCCAGCCGTTGCTGAATCTGAACCAGCATTTCCTCCAGCACTCATCTGACCTCCCCCTCCACCTCCAGCTCGTGTTCCAGTTGTTGAACCTTGTGCTCCACCGCCACCTCCAAATGCTTGAACTGTGATTGTTCCACCACAACTAGCGGCTGAACTTAAGCAAGAGTTTCCTCCTGCTGCTCCATCATTCCCAGGACTACCTCCTACTCCTGCTGCACCAATAGTGACTTCGAGAGTGTCGGCAAGATCAGTTGATCGAAAACTAGCTGTGACAAATGCCCCTCCTCCACCTCCACCTCCACCTGAGGTATCAGCTGATGCTGAACCAGCACCACCCCCTGCACCCCATACCTCAACAATAACTGTTTCCGTTCCATCTAATCCTACTGGTTTTATCCATGTTCCTGATGCGGTAAATCTTTGTTCGTTAATTAAAGTAGTAGTCAACAAGATGGTACTGACTTCTCGTGCGAGAACACTTTTAGATGTGCTATCAAGTGGGTACCTCAATTGATTCAATTCGATAAGAGTTAAACGCTCTTCCAGTAATCGGAGTTGATCTTCAGTTGAGATCGGAGGCATATTAGTTTTCTGTTCGCCATTCTGTTATGAGTAGTGTGCAGTTTGCATCTGAAGCGAGTGCAGTGATTGAACCCCAAGGTAGAGGAGCATCCTGTCCAAGAGTTAGTGTATCAACTCCTGTAACAGATGTGGCTGTCGAAGTTGAGTTCACGAGAAATCCTGTTGTTGTAGCTGCTGCTACATCATTGAATTGAAGCCATACTCTCCCTGCTGTTGCACAGTTTGTCGTTTGAAAGGAAATTGCTGATCGTTGTGCTGTTGCGGGATTTTCACCTACTGCTGCTTGTCGTGTTGAGGTGGAAATCACTCTTCTTGCAGTCGCTCCAAAGGTAAGAGTTACGGCAGTTGTTGATGCGTATTGCTTTGCAACTTTTGATTGCTGTGGAAATGCAGATCCTAGCGGTGTTCCGTTTTGAACTACGCTCAACCCACCCCATCCTAAGATAAGGACGAGAAGAGCAACGATTCCCTGTTTTTTATATTTCATAGTGTTAATTTATTTTGTTAATGCTGTTCGCCCCATCCCCAGCCCCATAAAGGGCTAGAGTGGAGCTTACAGCTAGTCTCCGTCCTGGAAGACCTCTACGCCGAACATCATCCGTGCGCCATCCATGTTCATAAACGTAAGGCGTACCCATTCATTGTCTTCAAAGACAGTGGTGAGACCTTCTACTTCCAAGTGAATAGTGTCTGCTCCGTCAGCAAGAGTAATTACAATACTGTTTGTTGACGTTGAATTGAACAGCCACATAGTTCGAACATCTCCAATGTCTGGAATACAGTCTGCAATCATAAGTGTTGCCGATGGCATGGTAACTGTGATGCTACCTACCGTCGGGAACAATTCAAGTAAACTGTTGTTACAAACATCTGCTGTGGAAAGCGTTCTGCTTGTCTGGACTGTCGAAGAAGAAGTCGTTGCACCACCATAGGTGAGTAGACTCAAAAACGACTCTCCAGAGACCCGAAATTCGGATACTGTTGAACTTGCTGTAGAAACAAACCCTGCCGCGTGAGTACTCAATCCCGTTAAGGTTGATGCTCCCGTGACTGCTAGGGTTGTCCCTCGAACCTGTCCCGCTATTGGTGAAGTGCCGTCTGCACTTATACCGTTAGGGAAACGGGTTCCTCCAAGGTTTTGATCTGATTGATTACCACCAACCAGTACCAGGATGACGACAGCGACAAGCAAAAAGCTTATCAATGCTGTGTTCACCCAATTATGAATGTTGTTCATAGTGATTGATGATTAGTGATTATTAAGCAGACCCGTTGTTACCAACATACGCTGTCCATGAACCTGGAAATGCCACCTCGTGGAACTTCGCACGGTACAAGTAAGAGTCGTTAGCTGTGTATTCTGGGGCGATCAACTTCGAGTTAAGCCCATATAGGACCTTCCTCATGTTGAAGTGATTGCGACCAAGAAGGTGGTAAGACGTAGCTGCGTTAGTCGCAGTGTTGTACGTAGTACCGAGGAAAATGGAAGCCTTTATATTGACTTGACCATAATCCGTGTCGAAGACGTTGATGTTGTTCTCCGCACTGTTTGGAATAAGTGTGGAGTTCATTATTTCCTTCACCGTTCGGTAAAGGTTAATTGGAACAACAATACCCTCGAAGTTGTGAGAACCAGCGTCTCCGTGCTGACCTGTTTGGTTAGCAAGAGACTGCACTGAAGTCCAGAGTGCGTCTGGAGTTAGAGCAGCTGTCTCAAGGTTGTCAACGGTAGCTCCTTGAACGGCAACGTGAGCATTTGAAGCCCATGCTTGTCCGTCTGGAGTTGTGTTGACTGAACCTGCAAATGCGTCCCCGAACGTGTCGAGAATACTTTGCTGGTCCTGGGAACGACGAGCAGCGTCACCTATTTGCTTGCCGAGCATTCCGCGCTTACCAACTTGGTCAGTTCGGAAGGCTTCGTCAGAAACAGGAACCTGCATCGTGAACTTTCGTGATGCTTTTGTAGTGGCGTTGGTTACTGATGAATCAGTATTCAAGATCTCCTCCTGCTCTTCCGTCAATTGGAAGTTAGGGATTCCTTGATCCTCTGCCCATACGAAAGCCAACTTGTCGGTGGAACTTTGGTGGAAGAAAAATGAGTCAGACGCTGCAAGGTACTGAGGTACCTCTGTGCGTGTGTAAGACTCCCACAAAGCTGCATCCAGTTCTGTTTGAACAGCGTCTGGAGACAGCCCACCTGTAAATCCTCCGTTTGGATTCATAATGTTTAATGTTTAATCTATTAAGCGATGTCGTCACTGATACGATATGCACGAAAATCAATCGTGCAATCTACTGTTTGTGTTGCTACATCTCCATCCACGATAGTGAATGCTGATGTGTTCGCACCTGCGTCTTTGAAGGTATAAAGTTCACCTCCATCGGTACCTCCTGTCGCGGCATAGTCAATGAGTACTACGTCCTCAATTACTCCAATCAATTCAGAAAGAGTATCAACTGAAGCTGTAGTTTCAGCTTTTGCACGAATCCTTCCCAAGTGGGGGATCGGACAAGAACCTAGACCACGATGAGCTACTAATGTACCTGTGGGGAATGGCAGACATCGTGATTGAGCAACACCCCTAAAAGTGTCAGTCGAAATCACAATTCCGTCAGAATCCATAAGCTCTGCTGTGTTTGATGAAGCTACACCACTTCCATTCAAAGTACTTCCATCTAAATAAAGTGGTTCACCGATTTCATAGCGTAATCCCGCTGCCGCAATTCGACATGGAACATTCTGTGTAAATCCTATAACTGTTAAATCTCCTCTCATAAGTTTTAAGATTAGGTCTACTAAGAAATGGTGTTACCTACACGGTAGGCACGTCCATCAATGGTGCAGTCGAGTTCAAGCTTTGCAACATTTCCATCCACGATTGTGAATGAAGACGTGTCTGCTGCTGCGTCAGCAAAGGTGTAAAGCTCTCCACCATCAGAAGCTCCTGAAGCGCTGTAGGTAATGAGAACAACGTCCTCAATAACCCCAATCAACTCCGAGAGAGTATCTATTGAAGCTGAGGTTGTGGCAGATGCGCGAATCCTCCCAAGATGGGGGATAGGGCATGCACCTAAACCTTTATGTGCGACAACTGTTCCTGAAGGCCATGGAAGGCAACGGCTCTGTGCTACGCCTCGAAAAGCGTCAGTTCCGATTATAATTCCATCGGCATTCAAGAGTACTGCTACGTTTGCTGAAGCAGCACCTGAAGAAATGGTAGTCGCATTCAAGTGAAGCGGCTCACCGATTTCATATCGAGTTGCAGAAGCCGCGATTCTACACGGTACGTTCTGCGAAAACCCGATTACTGTTAAATCTCCTCGCATATGTGTTACGCCCCCTGTTATGTATTGCAGGGTTCGTTTAATTTACTTTGTAACTTTTACGAAGTAAGAACGCCACGCTTGAGTTTGGTATCGTAGACAAGAGTTTGCCCGTTAGGGAGTTTCTTGATCCACTTCCCCTTCTCGTTTGCGTAACCAGCGTTTTTGAGAGCTGGAGCCATATCCGTAGTGATTTTAGGTGCGGTAGGTTGTTCCTCCCTATGGGTGGTTGAATACCCTTTACGCGTACCATCCTTACTAGCGAGTGCTCGTTTGAGTTCGCTATTTTCACCAAGAACCCGTTTCTTGTTGGCAATGAGCCAACTTTCTTCTATTTGTTCCCTTAAGGTGAGGTGGGATGGGAATGTGCGGTTTTTATGAATCTCAACAACTAACTGCGATTCAGTATCATTGTCGGTAAATTCAGCCGCATATTCCTTAATGCGTTCTCCCTGAAAATCCTTGCGGAGCTTTTGCTCAATACGTAATTCCATCGAGACGAGATCTTCAGATTTGTCATCTTCTTTCTCCTCCTCTTTGTCATCACGCTTCTCTTTGCGCTCCTTGAAAGATTGTTCTGCAAGTGCTTTTTCAGCTTTTTCCCTTGCATCACGCTCTTTTTGTAGTTCTTCTTCGTAGTTTATCGAAGAGCTGTCGTCAGCCTTCTCTTCGTCCTTTGATTCTTCAACCACCTCGGTTGTTTCATCAACGGCAGTTTCGGCATCCACTTGTTCATCGGCAGTGGTCTCCTTTGTTTCATCAGTCATAAGACATCGTTTATAGTTCGTCAACTGTTTAAGCCTTTCGGCATCTGCGTCCCGCAGTAGGGGAAACCATCCTTTGGAGATGGCTTAAAAGGATGCTGAATTACCCTTTTAAGACATCACCTTTGCCTCGCTTTGAATGGCTTTCCTGAACCATTAACTGCAGTTTGGAATTGATGGTTCTGATAAGCAGGTGCATGATCTTCCCTCCTATGAGGTCAGTCTCAGACTTGCTTTCATAAAACATCATCTTGTTCGCTTGCCAGCGGAGTTCCGCTTTTAGCACGCGCCACAAGGATCCGTTACTGAAATTAAAGGCATCAGACATGAGTTGATCTGACCGTACCTTAGGGAGTATCTTGCCCTCGAAGGTGTATTCTCCGTTTTCTTTTTGGAAAATGTCTTCGGGACCGACAGCGTTGAAAAGATCTTGTACTGCGAGAGTTAGAACATCGTGTTCATCAGTGCTCTCCAACGCATCCTCAAGGGAGGTAAAACCACCCAACTTCTTAATTAAATATTCTCTCAAAGAACTCATGGTTACTTCTTGACCTTCTTCACTTTCTTCACTGGGGCTTTAACAAGCTCCGCAGCCTTGACTTCCAAAGGTACCTCTTGTCCTTCTGGTACGAGAACTTCCTTTCCATCAAGACCACGGAAGGTAAAGATAATTTTTGGGTCTTTGTGTGCAACTTGATCTTTGAAGTTCCAATAACATCCTGTCACCACCTTGCGACCTTCTTTTCTTATAGCACCTGCAAGACGGTCATACTCTGCAATAAGTACTTCTGGGGTTGCATCTTTTCCAACTCCTCCTACAAGTCTTCCTTCACGCCCAATAGTACCGTTAATGGCTCGGTTTACTTTTTCTTCTGTTACTAATTCTAATCCTTTTAGTTTCATATACTTAAAATTGTACTAATAATACCGACCCAATTATAACACGGCTCCCTGAAGCGCTGTTGATACTTGCTTCCCCTCGAATCCTTGTCCGAGAGGGCTGGGAGGTGTATTTACGCCTTGATTCTGCGGATTCTTCTGCATAAGCTCTTCAGCTTCCGACTGGAAGAACGAGTGCATAAGCTTCCTCGTCAGAGCCTCTTGATTTATATAGGGATTCTGGGAAAGCTGCGCCGCAAGCTGCGAGAGAAGTCCTTGCCAGTATTCTTGGTTCTTGGTGGTCATTTCTTCCACATTGATGCGTGCGAAGTATTTAAACTTGGCAAACATCTCAGGGTTAATCATCATTATCGTTTCACCCTTGGACTTCGAGAACAATTCAAGGTTACGCGCACGCTTATCCTTGTCAGTGAGTTCCAGACCTATAAGTTCTTGACTGAAAATAAGCTTCTTGTTCTTGGCATCAGGTCCTCTGAGGAACAAGGAAGGGTATTTGAGTTTCATTCTTCCCCCTACGAGTTCTGACATCTCTGGAACCGTTATCTTATTTATTGCGATGTCTTTCATGAGGTCTCCGAACTGAGCAACAGACTCTCCGAGTGACTTGTGTACGGATGAGATGAGCTTACGTGCGTTGTTTTGGGCCTGTGCGACGTTAAATGCCTTCTGTGAGGCTTGAGGTAGCTGTCCTGACAAAGTTTCGTTCACAGAGCCTTTATTTATTGAATCCTCGGTCTCTCTGAGGGATTGGAAACCTGCAACGAAGTTCTTTGGAGGGAATATAGGTTGAACCTTCACCTCGTTACTGTCGAATGCTGCCATTGCGCCTGGGAAGTTGAGAGATTGGTCAACTTTATCCGTTCCTGACACGTAAGAAGGAGGATCCTGCTCCAATAGGGCGTTGTTCATGATTACCTCACTCATAGCGTCGTAAAGGTCGTTATCCCAAGAGAGAGCGTTCATCATTGATTTGTAATAGGCAAAATGCTCACCTATTCTCATGTATCCGAAAGGAATGACGTTGTACTTCGGTGCTCCCCTGTTGTCTCGGTGACGAATAGGGTTGTTGTGTACATCCCCGTTACCCATATACACCCCTCCTAAGAAGGGAATCTCTGCATCTTCTCTTCGGTTGAGCCAGACAAATTCTTCAACCATGTACTTTCGGTCTTCGTCGTATATGTCGTAGAATAAGTGGTCATCCTGATTAAATACTGAAGTACGTCCTGCTCGGATGTCGTCAAAGTTTTCGTGGTCTCCGTATACAGCTTCGGCTTCGTCAATGTCAATCCATCTCTTTTTACAAATTGCCCTCTGCTTCTGGATGTTCCTCTCGTAAGCGTTCGTTATTAAAATCTCTGTTGGTCCGTATACGGGAGCACGGAAACCTGAAAGAACTTCATCGAGGATTTCTTTCTTCTCGTAACCTTGATCGGTCTTCTCACGAATAGTTTGGTAGACCTCGAAGAACTCAGCCCCCATGTAGGTGACGGGGTTTTCCATCATGCCGAAAGTAACTTGTAAGAAGGATGCTTGGTAATCGGAATTGGTAGGGAGTGCCATCCACTCTACAACGTCTCTCATTACTTCTGAGAAGTCTCTATCGGTTTCGTCGTTTGGGTTTTGAGCATCGAACATCGGAAGTAAGTAAGCCGAGGTGAGTTGTGCGTGCATAGCGATACCTTTGTTCCTTGCCATGCTACGGGTTCCGCGCCACTTCCACGCCTCGGTAGGATCTTCACTTGACTCATCTACGAATGCGTTGAACATTCTTTTTCCCCTATTGGTGTCGTCGATTACGGAGTAGTTGTTCAGCTCTTCCCACGGCCTGTTTATGATCTCGTTACCTGTAATAGCATCACGTTGCACGTTCATGGTCAGTTCCATTATCTCAGGAGATGGCTGATAGCTGGACAATTCTTTATCTTTTATATCTCCTATCATAATTACCTTTCATTATAACATGGTTAAACAACATTATACGCTGTGTACTTCGGTGCTAAGATTTTAACCCCTGTACCCCCCTCCCCCTGCATCATCAGCACGTAGCGTAGAGCGTCTAAGAGGTGGTCATGATCCTTCACAGGAGTTTCTGGTAGGTTCTTATCCTTAACTTCGTTCGGATACGAGTAGACTTCAAGTTCCCATATAAGGTTCTCACAACGGGTAGAGATGAAGAGTCGTTTTGCTTTGAAGAGTTCCCTGACGATTGAGATTCCTTTTTCGATACTACCCTTACCCTTCTTGACATCCCTGACATTGAGGTGTCTCCTCCTAAGCTCATCTATTCCTCCTGGATTTTCGGGATCAGCATAGACCTCGTTGAATCTCTGAGCAGCTACGTAATCCGCAATCATCGCGTCAGTACGCTTGGTCTCGTAGAACTCATCAGTAACCCAGTAGTTGCCGTCGGTGTCTTTCTCGATAGTGACGACAGCAGCAGGATTGGTGTAGCCGAAGTCAACACCTGCTAAGATTTTCTGGATCTTATGACCTGATCCCTCAAAGCCAGGTTCATCGAATGTATGTATATCCCTGTCGAACTCCTTATAAACGAGTCCTGAGGTCTTACGGAAGTCTGCTAGGTACTCTTGTGCGAACTGATCCTCTGGAAGTTCCTGCTTCGCCTTTTCGATTTCCTCCAGAGGGATATGTGGATTGTCGTACGTGGTGAAGTGGAAGGATTTGTAATCTTTTCCCTTCTCCTTGTCATTCTCCGTATTGTATAACTTATAGAAATGGTTGAATCCCTTAGGGGTGGAGATGAAGATAGCTTCTCCTACGGTGTCGGTGAGAGTCGGTCTCAATACTTCCTGCCAACTTATCTCAAAGTTCTTGAAGTTCGCAACCTCATCTAAGACGATCAAATCAAACTGCTGACCACGAAGAGTCTCAATAGCTTCCCATCCTCTTAAGAGAATCAAAGAACCATTAACAAGACGTATCTCTAACCTAGACTCGTTTATAGCCTCTGCTGCTTGGTTGCAGTCCTTCTTGAGCTGTCCCCAGGCAATGTCTCTGGCCTGTTGGAAGGTTGGAGCAATATAAGCTATACGTGAGTTTGGTATTGAAGCACGTCCTTTCATTTGGTCAATCGCGAGAAAAGTCTTACCAAATCTCCTACCACATACAAGGACACGGAACCTATGAGGATCCTTTGCTATGACTGCTTGTGCCTTAGTTAACTTCATGACTTAATGCTAACTTTAAAAATATGTGTTGTCATATGTGTGAGTAAAAATAGGTTGTGCGTCAAAACATAATCACCCCCCCCCCACCCCCTCTTTGTTATACTATGCCACATGTAATGTATTACTCAACCTCACCTTTTAACAGTGTGGTGTCATCATTTTTAGAATCATCATGTATGCGGTAGCGTTTAGCTGTTTCACCACTGATACTTATAATGAGCGTCTTGTTACTGCCTTCTGTATTCTTTTTCATGCCTAGTATCTCCGCACCTAAAGGGATTCAACCATTTCTATAAGTTATACAATACGGAGAATGACAAGGAGAAGGGAAAAGATTACAAATCCTTCCACTTCACCACGTACGACAATCCACATATCCCTCTGGAGGAAATCGAAAAGG